CCTTAATGAATTATTTGGAAGCCCTTGCGTTTGCGTTGCCCCTGAAACTAAATTTGTGTATTTTGCTTTATATGAAGTTCCCGTTTGTACCATAATAAAACCGCCCCTGTAATCTTCATTCGTTGACGGGTTTTCGTAAGAATCGTAAGCGTAAAAAAACGTTCCTTCGTCGTGTAAAATATCGTATGTTAAAGCGTAATTATATTCTTGTTCGTAATACCCGAATCCGTCAAACGCCTTATATGTCGTTTCGTCTAAAAGCGTGTACGAACCTGCATCTAATTTATAACGCTTTACTTTTACGTTAGCAAATTGCGTGCTTTGAGAAACTGAATAAACATTATAAGGGGTCTGCCTTACATTCCAAGTTATGTATTCGCGGACATACGGGCTAATATTATAAAATGTTTTTAGGTTATTCGTTGCAGGAATTAATTTAGTAAAAACATATTGCGGGTTTGCGGGAGCTGCGCCTGTGCCATTCCAAATAAACAATTCTAATTTACTACCCTCTTGTCCTGATTCCGATATTTCTATTATGTAAGGTGAACGTACAAATATTCCCATTTTTTAATTTTTAAAGTTTTCGTTTAATATTTCGTTAAATAATTGTTCTGCTTCTAATCCGTATTTTTCTACAAGTACGTTCGGTAAATTCTTAAACGCAGCTTCAAAAGGTTTTGTAAAAAATAAACTTGGTTTTAAACCGCGTGAATAAATATTGCGCGCCACTACATAAGCAAGCGATTTGTAACTGCCTTTAGCGTATTGACCTTTTTCATTTCTAAATCGTAGGTTTTTACGCTTTGCCCAGCTTTGAATACTACTAACAAACGAAGACCACGTTCCGCGTTTGCTTCCGCTACCAAATTTAAACCTGCTATTCGGCGCTTGTTGTCCTTTTATTTTTGCGTTAGGACTTACATTACTTGGGTTAGCGCCTTTAACACCTTCGTTTTGATACCATCCGTATTCGTCCATTTCAAAACTTATTTGTATTGAGTTGGCGCTTTCTTTTACATAACCTTTTATTGAATTTCTCAACGAGCCTAACGATTTAGGCGCAGCGTTTTTAGCTTCCTGAATAACGTGGTCTCTAAATTCGTTTAATATTTCTTGAACGCTTTTTAACATATTGTCATATCGTTAGCAAATAATACGTCGAAAGTTAAAGTCCATCCCGCCAGTTTATTCTCGAACCTATCTATAAACGGCTCACAATTACCGTTGCCTTCAATTTGAAAAGCGTCGTCGTATAACGTTCCTCGTTTTAGCATTTCATACAACCTATTTAAAACACCTAATTGCGTATTTAAAACGTCTAATTCGTTGTCGTTGCCCTCAAATATATTTGTAGTTTCGTCTTTTGATAGGTTTACAATATCCATAGCCAAAACACTAACGTTTGCTTTTTGTACGTTATTTATGAATTGTACGTTATTAACGATAATATGAATTAAAGGGAAAATTGTTTGTTTGTTTAAATCAACCTGAAATAAATCGCCCTGAGTAATCGTGTTTACAATCGGGTCGCTATCAAAATGCGTTTTAATTTTCGTTAATAGGTTGTAATATCCTGTCATCTTCTATATTGTTTTTTAATTTCGTTTGCTTCGATTTGATTTTTCTGTTTTTCGAAAGTGAGATAGGTGAGACATTTAGTAAGTCGTAAACTTGTAACTTCATCGAATTTTGTAACGTCCCCTTTAGCAAGTCCATATAGGCTTGCATACCATCCCCAGTATTTGTTAAATTGCCCTCGTTCTGTGAAGTCGCTAAAGTCGCTTTGTTCTTCTTCATCTCGCGTTGTAAATAATTCATTGAAGCTATCAGTAATTCTTTTTCTAAATGATAAAAAAAAAGCGTTGAAGCAATAGCAATAGACACAGGCGCAAAGGTCATTAACTCCTCCATTTCGGGTCTTGGTTCGTACGGTATTATTTCGTAGTTTTTATTCTTTCGTGTTTTAATAGGTCGGTATAATACCGCGAGTGCTTTGTGGTAATTTTGCCAGCTTTGTAAGTGCGTTTCTAAGTCAACGTATTCGCCAAAAGTAATTTCTTCAAGGTTAGGGATAAAGCCAAATTCATATTCACCTAATTTAAACGTTGTTTGAAACTCAGGCTTTTCTTGAAACATTTTTGTAAAATGTATAATTAACGCATTCAAGTCAGTTAGTTTTATTTTAACAACGTCTTTTAAATCTATTCCGCAAAATATCTCAATCATTTTTTGAGCAATAAATTCTTCGTCGTTAGAATTTTCTTGCACTTTCATAAATTCCTGATACCTTTTTAGGGGTATTTCGTTTAAGTTTGTTGGTACGTTTATATTAACCTTCATATTATTATAACTTTATTTTTTATTATTGTAGTATGCTTTTGCTATTTGTTCGGCGTCAAATAACATTTTAATATGTAACATTAAGCGTTTAGGGTTGTTAAATATTATTTTTACTTTTTTATTCGTCTTTTCATAAATAAACGCTTCTACTTCTGCAATAGCCCTAAGTATTTGCGGGTCATTCATCGAATAAAATACTTACCGTAAGTTGTGTTTAAACCGAGCGTTTCCATTTCGTGGTAACGTAACGCATCAATAGCGTGGTTAAAATGGTCTATAGGTTTGTTTAATCGCATTCCTGTTTTATCCGTATCCCAACAATACGAGCGTAATTCTTTGATTAAATTACCGCTGTTTGAAGTAACAAGGTAATTTTGACGCTGCATAACATCTATTCCGTAATTAATCGAATCCCTGCCCTTTGTTACTGCTTTAATCGTCTTTCCGTAGCGTCTTATTTCTTCTATTGATTTAGGTTCTGCGCTATCGGCGTAAATTGTAACGTTATTAGGTAACTCATTTGCTATATCCGAATTTAACATACTCGTTCTATAAACTAATTCGTTTATAATTCGTGTCCCGTTATAATTGTAAACTTCGATTATTGCAGTAGGGTCGTTAGTATATCCAAAGTCTAACCCTATCCCTATTAATTTTGCGTCGTAAGGTACGCTATTAATTTGTTTCCAATTATTAAATATAACGCCCTCTAACATTCCTATTTCGCCAAGTCCGTAAACCTTCCACCAGTTTGCCCAGTAAGACGACGTAGTGGCTTTGTCGCGGTTCTTTTCTATTTGCTTAACTATTGATTCGTCTAAGGCTTCGTTATCTTTGTAAGTAAGTATTAAAAAGTCTGTGTCGCTTTCGTCTTTTAGTTCCTTATGTACCCAAAATTCATTCGTGGGGTTAAAGTCTAAATAAACAGCTTTTTTAGTTCTTATTGCAAGTTCGTTGTACGCTTCAAAAGTTATGTTATTACATTCGTTAATATACAGAACATCGCGCCTTGCACCCCTTAATTTACTTGCGTCGTCAGCGCTAAAAAACTCGAACGTCGAACCGTTTAAAAATTGATAGGTTAATAAAGATTTATTATATTGTGCTTCGTGCCATTTATTCATCCACTTCATTATTTTAATAAAGTCTTTTAACGCTCCCCGTCTTAAATGCGGTATTGATTCGGCAACTATACTAAATTCAGTTTCAGGAATAGACGAAGCCCGTGCAATTAACACGCCTAATATACCGTAAGTCTTTGAAGCGCTTGTTCCGCCCTGAACAATACGAACACGCTTTTTTAACTTTAGTATTTTATTCGTCGAAGTCGTCCGCAGAAACATCAGGAAATATTGGCTGTTCTATATTGGTTTGTTCTATTTGCTGCAAAGGTGCGCCGTAGCCTGAATCCATTAACGCTTTATATGCGTTTACATCACCCTCACGCGCTTTTTTAATTAGGGCTAAAGTCATTAAATCTTCTTGGCTCATTGTTTCGTTTTCGCCTGTCAAAGGATTCTTTAAAGACTGATTTACTTCTAACCAATAACGCGCTATTGTGCTGCGGTTCTTTGCACCTTTAGGTCTGCCGTTAGGGTTTCCACTTTCGCCTTTTTTGTATTCGTGTTTTTTTATATCGTCTTTTGCCATTGTGCTGTAATTGTGCTGTTATTGTGGTTTTCTTAATTCTTATTTTAACCTGACTTGTTTTTACTGTTTTAAACATTTGTTACTGATTTAAAATAATTCAAAAATTCGTCTTCCGTTAATTCTTCTACGCCTAAAAAATTATCGCAGTCGGTTTCAATATAGATAAGGTGCGCGTTTTGTTTTTCTAAGGCGCGTTTAATTATTTCAGCGTATTCTTTTACTTCTTTGCCGTAATCAATTAAATAAAATTTATTGTTCATATTCATTTACTAAAAGCTGTAATTTATTTATTACGTCTCGAATGCAGCTTCCGCAGTTTGTCGGTTGCATTTTTGCATTGAATACACGGTTGTATATTTTTAACATTATTTCTTGTTCGGTGGGTCTTACTTGGTTTCGTCTTTCGCTAAACCATTCAACTAAAAATTTATATTCGTCTTCTTGTAAACATTTAGGTTGAACGTAAGGAAACAATTTATTTAATTTTTCTTTACGCTCATCGCACCCGCAGTCCTCACCTAATAACCACTTTGCTACTTTAGCCACGCCAGTAACTTCTAAAACTTGCTCGATACTATCTCCAAGTCCTTTTGCTTGTTTTTTTTCTTTTGCCATTGTTTTAATATTAATTCATAATCTCCGTTTTTGTAGTCCGTGTAATCTTCGCCTACATTTTCTTTTAACTTATTTTTACAATTTTTTAAAGTCTGAAAAATACTTTTTGTACTTATTTTTGTTTCCGAACTTATATCGCGAATTGATTTACCCGTCTTTTTGTATAACTCAAATAACATTTTATCGTACCAATGCCACCCCTGCGATTCATCGTTAATTAAACATATTATTTGTTCGTATGCTTGCTTTTGAATATAGTCGCTTTCTTCGCATTGTAATTCCCCAAGTTCTTCAATACTTATTTTTGGATGTTTGTTTTTGTGCTTTTCGTAATCTAAATATATGTTTCTCAATACAAAATACATAAATCCTTTATTGATTTGGTTGTTTTGTATAATGCTTTCAGGTTTGCAGTATTTTGTTATTCTTAAATACGCTTCCTGAACTATGTCTTCAGCGTAAAAATATTCGCCAAAACTTTGAACTACTTTTACATAGTCTTTGTGTTCTTTAGCAACTATTTTTAACCAATCCATAAAAACAAATGTATGATTATTTTTTAAACATACAATAGACGAAAATATAAACAAATAGTTGTTAATAAAAAAACCCGCTATAAAAGCGGGCTTTTGCCTTTTTCATAAAATTGCCTGCAAATGTATTTATCTATTTTTTGCAAGGTTGATAAGGTTACGTCTTTTCCTTCTAAAAATTTATCTAAATTGTACTGGTGGAACTTTTCGCCTTTTAACTTTATTTCTTGTACTACTTGGTTTCGTGTTTTTTTACGCAGCAACTCCTCGAGCAAGCGACGTAAAGTAAAATCGTCAATATACATAACTAAAAAGGTAAGTCGTTTATTTCTGAAGGGTCAATCCATTTTCCTTTAATTTCTCCATCCTCCTTCTTTTTGTACGGCTCTGAAATCTTTACAGAAAAGTAATTAATTCCTTTAGCGCTTTGCTTAACCCATAACGCTATTTCTTTGTCTTGTCCATCTACGTTAATCGTTCCTTTGTAGTCGGGGTGCGTGTCCGCTTTTTTGTCGTTTTTAAAAATTGCACCCCCGTTTACTTTTGTTTCCATTTTTATTTATTTATTTGTTTTTTTAATTTTTCTTTTTCTGCATTTAAAACTTCTTTTTCAGCTTTATAAGATTCTATAGCTTTTATAACTAATCTTTCATAATTATTTATTAATTCTTTTGTTAATTCTGGATCATCACTTTTAGTTGTACCATAATTTATGTATTGTCTTATCCAGTACGACACGTTGCCACGTCCTTTTTTCTTTGCTTTGATTAGTTCAGCTTCCGTGAGCCGAATGGTTAGCAGTTTGTTTTTATTGTTTTTCATTTTTATTTATTTATTTAGTTTTTCTTTGCAAATTGTACCATAAAGTGGTATATAACGCACAATTTTACTTATTTCGTTCCTTTTTATTACCACTTATTAGTTGTTATTAATAACATCTTATTCTGATTTAAAGGTTAATTCATCTAATTTTATTTGGTACTCTTTACCATCTTTAAAGCCTTTTAGGTATTCTTCTGCCTTTTGACTTCTCTCTTTTGCTTTGGCTTGTTCTTTTAAACTCATTACTTCTTGGTAAAATTGTCCCGCTGCTGGGTCAATAAACTCTATTTCTTCAATTTTATCAAATAACCATTCTACTGCTGTCTGTTTCATCTTATTCTGATTTAAATGTTTCTTTGTAGTATTGTTCTGCTTCTGGTTTGTAATATTTATCTTCCAATGGATTGAGCATACTATCTTTCCAAGCTGATAACCAAGCATCTATTATCTGCTCCTTCTCCATTTCTTTGGCTGTTTCATATAAGAAATCAATGGTGTCTTTACCTGTTAATTTTCCTGTAATTAATTTTTTATAAAACCATTCTACTGCTGTCTGTTTCATATCGTATCAAATAATTGGTTATAATACTCACGCGCTAACTCTATTTTTTCTTGTATTTGCCAAATTACTGTTTCGTCGCGTTCTACTTTGAAAACTTTGATTCGTCTTTCGTTAGGAATTTGGTCGAAGTTATGTTTCTTTTGTACGAAATCACGGATGTCTAAGTCTTCGTCTATTTTGTGCTGCTTCCAGTGTTCGCGTCTAACTTCGTCTTCTACAATATCGGAAGGCGTGTTCATTAAGCAGTAACACAATAACGCTTCGTTTTTTCCTGTTAGCCATAAGTAACCTTGTAATTGAAAATAATAATCTTTATTAGGTATTTCAGTTTCAAAAAACGGAAACGTTGTAGCATCCCAAGAAGATTTTACGTCTAAAAGTATTTCGTTCGTGTTTACGTCGGGAATACCGCTTATAAAGTCGTTCTCGTAGTGTTCTTCATTCTTGTAAATAAAACCTAAGTTTAAAACCTCATTAACGAAATTTATTGCTTCGTCTTCTACTTCATTTCCTTTGTCCGTGTATCTACTCCAAAATTCTTTTTTAATTCCGTATTTGTGTTCTAATACTAATTCCTGAATATAAGTTTTAGCTGTTTGCGATAGGCTCTCCCCTTTTGCGCGGGGAGTAGCCATAAGTTTTCCGATTTGTGATGCTCGTATTTTCATAACTCAGTTATTTGTTTAAGTTGTGACGCGTCTAAGTCGAAAGTTTCAATTAACTTTTCTAACTCATATTCTCCGTTCTTAATTGCTTCGATAGCTTTGTTAAAACGTGTAGCGTCTATTTTAGCTTTTTTCTTTTTTACTGGTTCGTCTTTTACTTGTTCACCACTTGCATCCGTGTCTTTGTCCGTAACTAATCCTAAAGCTGAAGACAAAGCGTAACGACGATAATACGTTACCCCGCTACCAAAAGACTGATAATCATTCATTCCTTTTAACGCTACGTTTGGAATTTCTACCATTGAATCAAGACATTCGCCACTTTCAACGTGAAAAACAGTCGTACATAGGTAGGTAGTACCTTCCTTAGTGTTTAGAGTTTGTGTGAATCCTAATCCGTGTTTTTGTAGTAACGGGTTAATAACTTCAAAGATTTTCGGTAAGTCAGCGTATGAATAACCGTAACCTTGTGTCGCCTTGTGAATTACAGGCACTTCTTGTTGGAACGTAGCCAACGATTTAAACAAATTTTTCATAGGTGTTAAATTAAAATTATAAGCAAATATAACTATTATTTTTATATTACAATATATTTTTTAATCTTTTTTTTTAATAACATAGCTTCCAAATAAAATTAAAGTTCTTAATATCTCTTAAATGTAATTTAGTCATTTGGTCATTTCTACCTTTTCTGCTATAAAGTTTTTTGTAACAATCTTTAAAATTTTCAACGTATTCTATTTTTACGTTTTTTCTACAATATGTTAGTAATTCTTCTTTTCGTACTATCCAAAAACAATTTTCAAACTGAAAAGCAATCCATTCACAACAAGAAGCATCACTACAACTTCCTGCATTACCTTGAACATTTTTAAATTCTACTACAATAAAGCCTTCTTGATGCGATTTTTTAAACCCTTTAATGTCAATCCCTTTTCCATATACCCAAAAATCAATATGGTTAATATCTTCATTTTTATTAGACTTTTTATAATCAATATTATTTAATTTACACGCCTTTATAAATGATTCTTCTCCATTTTTCCAAGTGCTTAAACTACGATTATAATGTTCAACGCTGGACAATTCAATAGCTTTATTAGATACCATATTCTTTAATCTTTTTTTTGTAAATGTCTATTATTTCTTTTAGTTCTTCTTTTGTGAACTTTCGTGTTTTCTTAGCTTCAGCATCTAATAAGTTAAATTTATCCGCTCCTATCTTTTTTAATAGGTTTTCACGGTAATTAATTAAATTTCCTGAAAGAAACGTATTACAATGTTCGCATTGTAAGTGTACGTTGTCTTCGTTAAACCTTACGTTCCAATGGTTGTTAGCGTTCCAAAAATGCCCAGCGTTTTCTTTTTTTGGTAATTTTTGGCAGCTTATACACACGTTTCCTTTGTCGCGTAGTCTTATGTATTTATTAAAAGTTATTTGTGCTAATTTAAGGTAGTCTTGTAAGGTCATAAGGTCAGCTTTCATTTTAGCTTTCGTCTTTTTCCAAGTCTTTGCTTTAGCTTCTTCTACGAAAACACGGATGCACTCCTCGTTATTGCAGTATTTTTGTAAGAAGGTTTTAGGTTCAAACTTCTCTTTGCAGTTTTTACAACGCATATTATAAGTTTATATCCTTAAATTTTACTTGGTTTTTTAAGTCTATAACCTGATTTTTCAAGTCAAGGTTTATAAGTTCTAATCGAAATAAACTTTTGTTAGCGATGCGATATTCGTTTTCTAAGTCTACAAAAACACGATGTATTTCTTTAACGTCTTTTAAACTTGCAGACATAGAATCTATTAAGTCTTTTCTATTAGGGTGGTTTTGTTTTATTTCGTCTAACGATAGGCTTATTTTAGCTTGTAATGCACCTAATTGAACGCTTGTTTTTAGTAGTATTAAATCTTCCATAATTAAAAAGGTAAGTCTTCTGATAATCTACGCAACTTTTCAGAAGTGGTTAATATTTCGTTTGTTTCTATTCGTGTTTGTTTAGGTGGTTTAGGTCTTAAATTTTTTAAAGGGTCAACGCCTGCAACCGTAAAACCTAAACCCGAATTAAAGTCAAATAATACAAAGTCGTCTATTCCGCTTATTTGCCCGCCTGTGTCCGTGTCTTTTATTTTTTCTACGCTAATTAAAGTAACGTATTTCATTGATTCGTGTTTTACTAACCTGTGAATTACAAACATATCATCGCACCTATTTAAAAACGCTTTACCGCCTTCAATATGGTCTTTCATCGGCGGCTTCAAGTGTCCTTTCCAAATATGGTTATCAGCGTACAAATTTCCGCTTCTCCCGCTTTCAGTTGTCGGGTGCGTATTAATGTATAGTGTCTTACTTGTTTCGTTTACAAATTGCCTTGCAGCATTTAAAAAATAATAATTTCCTTCGTAACCCATTTGCCTATCTAAGCCCGTATAAGGGTCAATTAAACAAACTTGCGCATCGCTTTTACGAAATATCGTAAATAAGTCTTCGGGTTTGTATAGCTTCGAATTATCTACAAAGTCAAAATACTGTTCTAAATACGCCGAATAAGTTTGTATTTCACTAATTGAAAGCTCTTTGAATTTTTTACCCGTGTAAATTTGTAGCATATCGCGTAAAATTTGCCCGTATTGATTCTCCCCGCTCCATAAACAAAAAGTTAATCCGTGTTTTAGCGCCAACGAAAGAAAGTACCAATTTATCCAGTACGACTTACCTACGTTATCGTGTCCTAAAATAATATTAAGTTGTTTAGGTTTGTAGCGTAAATGGTAATCTATTGCGCAGTCTAAGCCTAAACCTTGCTTAATCTTTCCTTCTTTGTAGTCAATTAAGTATTGTAGGTATTGTCCTTTATTGTTTAGCATTTCGCGGGTCTTTTTCGTATCCTAATTCAATAGCTTTTTTTACAAGCGGGTCTAAATCTTCGTACTTAATTTTCAAAGGTTGTTTAGGTTCGTTTTTCTTTAGCCATTTTTTCGCAGTCAAATATAAACTTTTAAACTTTTTATTGTCTTTATAGTTTTCAATAGCGTCTAAAATATCGTCAACTTCTTGTTGTGAATAAGTAGTTAGTAGTTTGTTTAATTCGTCTTTTGACATAGACAAGTGAGCGAAGCTTCTATATATATCTTTAGATATAACTATATCACTATCACTTACAGCTATTTTTGCTATACCATTTATGCGTTTGCTATCATTTGCTATATTTTGCCATCGTTTGTTAGCACCTGTTTTACCCGCTATACTTCGCTTTTCTTTCGTTTCTTCGTATTTAACTAAATCACGTTTTAAACTTTGCTTAATAGGTTCAAATGCTATTTCGGTAAGTACGTCTTCAGCAGTTGGGTCTTGGTCATTTACATACCTAAGAATATGTTTAAGTAATTTGCCAGCTTGTTCGTTAGTTAGCTTTTCAACGGTGTGAATAATATCACAATATAAAATAAATCCTTTTTTGTCTTTAGCCATAATTCTGTATAAAATAAAAAACCCTCGCTTTATCCGTAGCCTTCAACCTCTACTTCAAAAACAAGGGTAGTAATACCGTAGCACTTATAACGTTGAAGGAGTGCGTGTGCAAATATAACGTTTTTCACTTATAAAACGTTGCTTTAGTAAATAAATATTCTTCATTCAATAACTTGCGTTTTATACCTTGTAAATCAGTAGTGTTTTTACATTCTAAAATATCAGATATTAACTGAGTTCCGTTGTATTTTTGTTCGTTTTTTTCTATCAAGTCAACGTTAATTTTCTTTGGTTCGTAAAACATTTCACGATATTCTTCTACGTTATGCGAATACAATTCGTCTTTATAAAGATGGTAGGCGTAATGTTTTTTAATTCCGTTAATTATTGTAGCGTGGGTCTTTTGGAATAACCTGCCTATTTCTACTAACGACATCCCTTCTTTGTGTAACATCGCATAAATAAAACTACGTTTGTCTAAAAAAGTCCTGTAGCGTGATTTAGTTACTAATCCGTCTTTTTCTATTATCTCTTTTATTTTATCAATCTTGTTTTCCATACATTAAAATTATTATTGTTTCAAAAATTAAGTCTATAAGTAATTTCATTTTATTATATTTTAATTTGTCTTAAAATAATGTTAATGCTATATTTTTCTCCATTTCAAAACGTTTTTCAGCCAAACTCAAATTAATTTTAGCTTGTTTAAAATAACTATCTTTTAATTCAATTCCTATTGCTTTACGACCTAAACTAACTGGAGAATAAACTTCACTGCCTACACCCATAAATGGAGTTAAAACAACTTCGTTAGGATTAGAATATAATTCAATTATTCTATCAATTACATCTAATTGTAAAGGGTGTACATGTTTTTCGTCGTCCTCTTCTTTTGAATCTCTAAATGGTAATACATTATCTATTCTAATATCGTCCCAAACAGATGAAGCGTAACGCTGCCAAATGTAATGGCTTAATTTATTGCTTTTAGGATCTTCATGGTTAATATATTTTTTATTCAAATATTCCCATAATTGAGCCTCGTTTAATTCTGAATTATTTGCATTATTCCACGCTGTTAATATATTTGGTAAAATAGGCGTAGCTCCAAAATATCTTTTTAATCCATGAGGATGAGTAACTGGTACTTGGTTTTCGCCTTTTTTTGTAAATATCAATACATAATCTGGCATCGCTGTAAAACATTTTGTAGTATCTTCGACTATAAACTTGTGCATTAAAGACTGTACCATTGTACGCATGCGAACCTTTAAAGGCTCTTTCCAAATTGTAATCCTATTTCTGTATTCAAAACCGTATTTTTCGTGTATGCGTATTATTTCATGAGGAAAATCCCACAATCTACAAGTATTATCAAATACATCCGTAGCGTGAACGGCTGTAATTCTACCAGCTTTTGTTACTCTTGAAATTTCAGATACTAAAAATTCGTATTGTTCTAAAAATTGTTCCTTTGATTCGCAATTACTAAAATCATTTGGACTACTTGAATAATTGTATAATCCTGCAAAGGGTGGAGAATATACCGATAAATCAATACTTTCGTTTTCTAACGTTGGCAATACTAACATACAATCTGAATTGTAGATTGCATAATTTTCAGTTACTAATTGGTCTTTTACTTTGTTTTCCATTTTTGTTTTGTTTTTAAAATTTAGGTTTTATTATTTCTTTGTCGAACTCTTTTACATTATGTACAAAGGATGAGTTCACTGCCTTTGTCAAATTTTCATATAATTCAATGGCTTTTTTTGTTTTTTGCTGTAATGCTTCAATTACTCGCGTTTGACCGTCTGAAATAACCATATCAATAGTTACGTCTTTTGTTTGTCCAAAGCGCCAAAATCTACGAATAGCTTGATAATATTGTTCATACGACCATGTAGGAAAAAATACCGAGTGATTACAATGCTGCCAGTTTAAACCCATTCCAGTCATTTTAGCTTTTGTAATAATTCTATCAATATTACCTTTTGCAAAATTTATTAAAATATCCTCTTTTTTATCAATTGACATAGAACCAATTATTTCAACTGCGTTAGAATCTAAATCTTTGAGTAATGCACTTTCTAAATTTAAATTACACCAATATACAGATACTTTATTTTGAGCTAATTCAGCAGCTTTTATACAACGCTTTTCAATTGTTTGTACTTGTTCGTGTTTTATTTCAGTCATTGATTTTGCAATAGGTGTAAACATTTGTATTTGACCATTTACATCAATTAAACTTTGATTTTCTACAATATGTTTTTCAATAATTAAATTAGGTAAATTATATCTATTATTAGAAAAACCTAAATCGGAAGGCATTTTAACCATAATACTCCATTGATTAACCCATGCAAAAAAATCTTTTTCAGCATGAGGTTTTAAATAAAATTTTTCACCGATATTTCTATTATTTGAATCTACTGAATTTTGATTATTCTTAAAAAACTTTGTAAGCATATCCATATAACCCATATATCCAAGAGCTTCGGAGCTTGTACCTAATTCTATAAAATCATTTGGTGAAGGTGTAGCCGTTGATAAAAACCGATAAGGCATCTTTTTTATAAATGCTGTAATTTGATTTTTTATTTTACCGTCAAAGTTTTTAAGTATAGAACTCTCATCTAAAATGCACCCAACAAAATCATTTGAGTCTAAATAGTGCAAACGTTCATAATTACATATAATAATTTTACCTTTTAATTCGCCTTTTAATGTTTGGTAAACGTCTGCTATTTGTAGTTTTTCGGCTTCTTGTACAAATTGAAACCCAACGGCTAAAGGGGTTAATATCAATACACGTTTATTTGTTTCTTTAACAATATTTTGAGCTATTGATAATTGAATAAGTGTTTTACCTAATCCAGTATCAGCAAAAACAGCCATACGACCTTTTTTTACTGCTTTTTCAATAATTGCTTTTTGAAAATCAAACGCAATATTTGGATAATAATTTGGATTGAATCCAAACGAACCGAGTAAATGTTTTTTACTTTCTAAAAAATTTAAATATTCCATTTTTTTTTATTTGATTAATTCTACTTTATGAATAATCTTTTCCCAAACGTCAGCTTTGCGTTTTGCGTCTTCAGGCGAATACGCCCAAACTATTTTATACGATAGTTCTTTTTTGTTTCCAAGCGTGAACCATATCCAAACCTTGTACTTATTCATAGCTCTGAAATGGAACTTTTAAACCATAAGATACGTCGAACCATCCCCACGCTTTTAACGTATGCGCTTTCGTGTATCTAAATTGCTGACGCGCTTCTTTTAACCACCATTCTTTAAACTCTAAATACTTTTCGTAGGTTATTTCGTTTGTGTACCAATTTGATTCTTTTTGGTATAGGTCAATTGGCAGTCCAGCTATTTCTAACTGCTTCTGAATAGCAGCTAAAACAAACGCTTCATTTGTTGGATATTTTCTTTTTTTCATTTCGAAATAATTTTTGTTTAGTTTCTATATTAATCGTGTATTCTTTAGCCTTACAAACTGCTATGTACAACTCGAAGTTAAAATTTCCGTGTCGCTTCCAGTATTCTATTTGTTTTAGTAGTGTCATCATAACTTTT